AATAGATGCTTTAGGTAGAACACGATCCAATGATGGTGAGACTTCAAGTTCTGAACGCGATAGTACTCTCAATCAATTACTGGTTCAAATGGATGGTTTTGAAAATAGTGATGGTATTTTTGTAGTGGGAGCATCTAACCGAGCAGATTTACTTGACCCTGCACTCATTCGTCCTGGACGTATAGATAAACGTATATTTATTGGAGTACCAGATAGTCAAACAAGAAGATCTATTTTAGAAATTCACATGAAAGGAAAACCACGAGACGATTCTATTGTTTTTGAAGATTTAGTTGATCTTACTACTGGAATGTCTGCTGCTCAAATAGAAAATTTGTTAAACGAAGCAATGCTATACACATTACGAGATCATAGATTTCTATTTACACACGAAGACATTGAACTCGTGCTAAATAGAGTCATGGCAGGATGGCAACCTACTGAGCATCAATTTACAGATGATATGATTGAGAGAATCACTATACATGAAATGGGTCATGCCATGATTGGATTGTTGATGAAGCAGCACAGTAAAATGACAAAAATAGTTATCAATCTATCGTCTCCTAAAACACCAGGTTATACAGTATTTGAAGGCAGTACCACAAATCTTTATACACGCGAAGCTCTATTTGAACATTTGATGATATTATTAGCTGGTCGTATAGCAGAAGAAATATTTTATAATGTATCAGTTACAACAGGTGCAATAAATGATTTTGAAGAAGCACTTAAACTAGCAGAAAAAATGGTTATTTATTATGGTATGGGAGATAGTGTCATTTATCCTTCAAATAGCGAAAAATCAAAAACAGAAATTGATGAACAAGTTAAAACACTTATCAATAACGCTTATAAAACATCTGATTTCATTTTAAAACAATGCAAAGACGTTATTTTTATAAGTGCTGATATTTTGAAAAGAAGAAAAATATTAAAACGAGAAGAACTATTTGACATTATATGGCAAAAGCATTCCGAAATTTTTGACCTTTATTAAACAATAAATATATATAGACAAATATCGGTAAAAATATATTATACCAGTGAAGATTTGAAATGAGATGCCCTAAAAGGGCGTCATTTCAAAACGTTACTGGAATCTGACCCTCTATGATTTAAAATGTCCCATTTTAAATCTTCGAGGGTTTAAAGGACATTATGTAATAGTTTATATAATGTCAAAAGAGTACATGACAAACAGCATCATTATCGGATCATCTGCACTTTTTTTTGGAGCTTCTTATACTCTTATTTATGATTGGTATAAGAAAAACATTGAAGGTATAAATCTCGCAAAAAGAGATATTATTAATACATTGAACAATCCTGGTTTTGCTTTTGGACTTTTAGTCGGAGGTATTTGTTCATATGCGAAAAATCCCTTTTTGAATTATATTTCCAAGTGGTATTCATAATCATTTTCGTTTTTTCCTCTTATCTTTTCGATTTTCTTTTTTTAAAGTTTTTTTCCCTCGTTTTCCACCTTCAGATAATGAATCTCTAGAGCTAAAAGACTGACTTGAACTAGCTGATTTTCTTTGCGTTTTTCTAGATAACAATGGTTGTGATTTTTTTGTCCTTCTTTTATTGTCAATGAATCTTTCACGTTCGTTTTGTTTTCTTCTAATGTGTATTTCTTCATTCATTTTTTTATTAGTGGTATTGTGTTTTCTAACTAAAGCATTTAATGCAATACGTATGTTCTCTGTTTTTTTCTTCAAAAAATCCACGTCCTGAAATAAAACCTTTATATCAATTTTTCTTGTAAATGCTTCTTTATCAGCATTTGTTAGATTTGGTCTTTTTTCCACTTTACTCACAGGAGAATCCGGTGGTGTCACAGTTGGGACATAATTGTCAGTTTTAGACATTTTTCTATATAATATCATAAGAACTTAATATAAAAAGTTTCGTTTTATTAATACAATATGAACGACAACCCAAAAATAGCTTGTTTTATTCACAGTACTACATTAGAATTATGGAACGACTCTATATTGATAGGGTTGCTTGATTCAATTAAACATTCAGGATTGATTGAAAAACTGCAACACTTGTGTATTGTAAATACAGGGATAAAATTAGACCAAAAAAAAATACAACAAACGTATTATCCTGCAAAGGTTATAGAACATTCAACAAATACACTTGATTTTGAAAATTCTACGATTCGTTATTTGACTGTATTTTCCAAATTTAATCCTGAATATAAAATACTGTATATGCACACAAAAGGCGTTTCATATAACGTACAACACGTTTTTTATCCAGGTGTAAGAGCATGGAACAAGTATATGACGTACTGTCTTTTAGAAAACCATGAGTTATGCTTAAATCTTCTTCGTATTTATGATACAGTAGGTACAAACTACAGACCGCTCGAAGATGGTAATGGACAGCATTATAGTGGAAATTTCTGGTGGGCAAATGCAAATTACATTCAACATTTACCGATTGATTATTTAAAAGATAAATACCACCCAGAATTTTGGTTATTACAAAATTCTCCATTGTATTTCAACATTCACACTATAGAAAACATGTATGAACAAGAATATCCTCTAGAAAACTACAAAGAGTGCGTGCAAAGAGGGTTTGAAGATAATATTTTGTTTTGTAAAGTTGGCTTTCCTAGAACAGGATTATGTAATCAACTTTATAATATTGTCAATACAATGGTTATTGCAGCAGCTCAAAAAGGAAACAAAATTATTATTTTAGACGATTTTATAAAGGATATCAATACATTAGAAACAGTCACAATAAACAATGTTTTAGATTTACCTACGATGAATGTTAATTTGCAAAATAGTCATAATATTCACTTGATTTATAAAGACGACATAAAAATGTCATTAGATAAAGTAGAATATGGTCTAAAAAATGTCCATGTGTTGGATATTACAGACAAAATAAAATCACTGTATTATAGGGATAATCATCTACATATTCCACAATGGACTTGTATGAACGATGTTATTGGAATTGACCCTTGCCCACAAATGAGAAAACAGATTTATATATATTATTCATTGAATGGTATTTCATTCATGAAAACCTTTCATGAGAGACGTCTTATTTTTACAGAATCTTTAGATATTAATTATGCAAATTTTAATAATAAAAGTTGTCATTATGTTTTAGACAAATCTTCTCCTTGGTTGACAAGAATTAATAGAAATGATTCAAAGCAAATGGTTAAACTATTCGATCATTTTTTGAATGCAATCAAGTTTCAACGTTCTTTTTATGAAGAAGCAAATCATTTTATCGATTCCATACGAACAAACCATACAAATAAAGAAAAAATCAATATTTTGCATATACGTAATGAAGAAGATGCACTAAAACATTGGAGTAGTTTGAATTCCATGTCAGTTGAAGAATATAGACACTCGTACAATTCAAAGTATTTAGATGTTGTAAAAAAAACGATTTCTAAAAATGATATCAATATAGCTTTAACATCATTTACAGAGGGAAATGAAATTGTAGAAGATTTAGTAAAAGATGGATTTCATATCCATATGCACCAAAAAAACAAGCACAATGGTAGAGAAATAAACGCTATTATTGATCTCTTGATTGGAGAAAAATGTAATAGTGTATTTTTAGGTAACATTAACCCACATTCAAATCAAGGATCTACATTTAGCTATGTGCTATACAATAAGTTGGCTTTTTTGAATGACAATGTAAAATGTCTAACAATAAATGTTGATAATATAAATGAAGATGTATGTGTTTTTCATTCAGTCTGATGGAAGATAATCATTTTCTTTATAGTATTTATAGAAACAGATGAAAATACTAAAAGGCATCAATATAAGAGTTATTATGTTATTAGTTGGTTTATTGGTTGTTACTTTGAGTATTCAAGCAATGTCAATAAAAGAAGGTTTATGGTCACCACCTAAAACTACTGGACAGAGCGTTGAAGATCATGCTAAAGAAGAAGCAAAAGTGTTGAACCAACAAATCTCAGCAGGTGCAACAAGCGATCTTGTAGAAGATCGGATTGTGGCTCTAGTTGAGACTGCGAATGAATTAGAAAGTACAAAGCCTGAGGAATCCGCTGAAATTATGGAATTAGTTACTGCTCTTCCTGATCCAGTTCCTGCTCCTGCTGCTCCTGCTCCTGCTCCTGCTCCTGCTCCTACTCCTGCTCCTGCTCCTGCTCCTACTCCTGCTCCTGCTCCTACTCCTGCTCCTACTCCTGCTCCTACTCCTGCTCCTACTCCTACTCCTGCTCCTACTCCTGCTCCTTGCAGTGAATCAAGTACATTAGATACAATAGGTAATTTGGCTAGAACAGCACTGGAGAGTTTTACTTCATTCAAAGAACTATTTGAACCGTTTCAAACTGAAAAAGAAATCATAAATAGTAATGAAGACCAAGGTGTTGATCAGAACGCAAAGCCAACCTCTGCTGGATCGTTTTATTCAACAACTACTCCAACAATAAATACATATGACGATTTTGAAGAATTAAAAAAAAAAGCATTGAGACAAGAAACTTATTTGAAAACAATAAAAATTGTTGCAGATAGAGATAAAGCAAGCAAAAACGACAGTAGTAAAATAGAATCATTCAATACGAATGAATACATAGACACAAACAAGTTTTAATTTTATATAGCCAAAAAATATGTAAATTTGTATTTACATATTTTTCTATTACATTCCCTTATGAATCTAGTTTTATTAACTTTACAGTATTTGGTATTTGATTCGGTTTTTCAACCATATATGAATCTTTCAGTGACTCTTGTAGATGATTCGATTTGTTTGTTTTTTTAGGGGCTCTGTGATCGAACCCTTCTTGACGTTCTTTCAACACGGTTTCCCATCCTTCTTTGATAATTGGCTCTGCTGATTTGAACCACAAATTGTTTCTTTCTACATCTACACACGAATATTCGTCTAAAAACCAATAAAACTGTTCGTATAGAATATGAGTATCTTGTAATTCTTTTTGTTTTTCCACAATCCATGATTCTACACAAGAAGTGTGTAACGGCATATATGCATAATGCGCTTCACTGTTCATTTTTTCTTTCGGTAAAAAGAATAATATTACTCCTTTATATTTAACTGTATCATCAAGTACATATTCTTCAAAATTTGAGTATTCTTTAAAACGTGTTTCTACAAAATCACAAACTTCTAAGTTACATACTTCTAATTGAATTTGAATTTGTGTCCAATATTCTTCTTTAGGAATACCGTGTATTTCACGATTATAAATATTTTTTATTTCCACTAAATAACCGTATTTTAAACTATCACGCGTTACTACAATACCGTCTGGTGATGCACCAATAGGTAATGTGTCATGCTTTATGCAACCATATTTCGTATTAAGCTGAACATTGTTCATATCCTCATATAACATAGCAGTA